TTCATCGTCTTGGCGCACGTGCCGGGCTACGGCTGGCGATATTTCTCGGTCGACATGGACGCACTGCCGGAGCCGCCCGCGGGAGGAGTCGGCGGTCGCCCTCCTCAGAGGCCGGGAGGGGCGCCGGAAGTGGACCCAACGCGCCGGTAACGCGCCAGCGCTTGCGTCGATTGTTCGGGCACTGAACAAGTTGGGCGACCTCTGACGGCAGGCCGGCAGCAGTGAGCCCAAGGGAGGGGGGAACCCGGCCTGCCCAGGCGAACCCCTCCCAACCGCATAAAATTCTCCGATTTCCGACCTGATTTCCGCCGTGGTTTATGCCGCCGGCGCGGCGCAGCCTCGGCGCCATGGCAGACGCATACCTCCCTGACAATCTCCCTGCTGGCACCGTCATCGCGGCGGTGACCGTCGTCATGTCGGACGGCAGCACCTTCATCGGGGCCTTGAACGCCGAGCCGGCTGACCTGGTGACCACGGCAGGCATGAACCTGGTTCTCGCTCGCGATCTGACCCCGGCAGACGGCGGCGCTGATACCTGGGAAGTCACCGCGACCCAGGACGGCTATTCGGCCACTGCCACGCTCGATGTCGAGATTATCCCGATCCCGATCGCAGTCGAATTTGATCCGCCGACGGCAGAACTGCCAGACAACGCCCAGGCCGGCACCTCGATCGCCACGGTCGCGGTCACCATGTCGGATGGCTCGCCGTTCCAAGGGACCCTGAACGCCAGCCCGCCGAGCATGGTGCGCATGGAGGATGACGAGCTGGTCACCGCCAGGGCATTGACCCCGGCAGACGTAGGCAACCAGACCTTTACAGTTACGACCGCGCCGTAAAATGCCGATCACACCCGGCAATGCCAGCGATCTCGGCAACAACGGCTTGAATTTCGTCAGCGACGAGCCGCGCGGGCCGATCGTTGGGCCGCGGGCCGTTCTGACGGCGCCGCATACTTTGGCAGATACCAGCAATGTGTTGTTTGTCGGCATCGAGGGCGGTTTCCCGCCAGTCGATGACATTACCAATGTGCAAGTCGGTGGGGTCTCATTAACCGAATTTGCCAGATTTGTCGACATCGAGGGCCGCCGCAATAACTATGTTTATGTGCTGATCGACCCGCCGACCGGGGCTCAGAGCATAACCATTGAGTCCGCCACCGATCATTATCTGGCGGGTCTGGCGGTTGATTACGGCGGTGCTACCGTCGAGAATTTTTCACTGGCAAACAATCTATCCCCGATCATCAGCGATGAATTGACGACGACGATCGAGGTCCTCAACCCCAATAGCTGGGTATTGGTTTTTGAAGGCGGCTACACTGATAATAACGCGGGGCCGCAATCTGACGATCTGGCATTGCGAACCTACGGCCACGAGTGGGGAACGCCGGCATTTTTCGATAGTGGGGCTGCCATTCCCGCCGGCGACTTCACTTTCACCACGATCCGGCCATTAAATTTAGTGCCGAGCATTCATCTTGCCGTTGCTTTTGGGCCAGGGCCGCCGCTGCCCATGGTCAACCTCGCCCCTGCCACGCATGCCCCGGTGACCAGCTCACGCAGCCTGACAGCGCGGGTTTTCCCCATCCCGGTCGGGGTCAGCCTCGATCCCGCCACCTTCCCGCGCGTCGAGATATCGAGCCGCTGAGATGGCAAGCGGCACCATCAACGTTCGCATCTTCCCCGTCCCAGCCGCCCTGGGGCTCGCCCCAGCCGTCCATTTGCTGGAGGCATCAGGAACCATCGCCGTCAACATCGGCGCTGGCGTGGGTCCCAGCGCGGTTGTGCTCGATCCTGCCGCCCATCCCCTGCCTGCCGCGCGCGCCGACCTGGCCGCGCGGGTATTCCCTCACCCGCTCCTCGACCTCAGCCCCGCCCCGCATGCCCTGGAGACCAGCTCCAGCCTGGCCGCGAGAGTGTTCCCCAGGCCGGCTGTCAGCCTTGCCCCGAGGGTCCACCAGCTCCAGGCGTCAGCAAATATCTCCGCTCGAGTGTTTCCCAGGCTACTTGCTGCCGGCCTGGCCATTCGACACCCCACGATCCCCCAGGCAGGGGCTCGTATCGACGTCGAGGTCAGCCCTGCTGTCCGCAAATCCTATGTGGCGGCATTGCGGCAAGATACGGTCGATCGGCTACAACATCTGACGCAATTCCGCCGTGTATTTGACAGCAGGCAGGCTCAAATCAGCCGTGCCATGCTGCCGGCACTCCGGGTCTATGCTTCCCAGACCTCTGAGGGGCGTTCGATCAATATCCCAGACTTCCTGACGACCACGAACCTGGTCGTGCAGGTCATTGCCGAGGATGTGACCGATGCAGCCTCAGCCGAGCGCGTCGACGAGCTGTGCGACGACGTAAAAGACTGGCTGCTCGGCGATCCTGAATGGCTGGTGCTATACGAGAGGATGGCAGGAATTACCACAGACATTGATCGAGATATCGAAGGCGAGAGCCGCACCACGGTTGCGACCATTACTTTCGCCATGACGATCAGCGAATGGTACGAGCCGCGCGTGCCTGACACCCTCGACCGGATAGATATGAAAATCGACGTTATTACACCAGCCGCAGACCCGAACATTCGATATCCGGGACCAGATGGGCGCATCGAGGTCCACGGTCACTTCGCGCGGCCTATTCCTGCCCCCTGGCCGCCGTTGCCACGGCGGGGGGTGCCACAGTCCGAAAAGGGGAAATGACCATGCCGGTTTCCTTCGAGCGCATCCCAGCGAATATCAGGGTGCCCCTGTTCTACGCGGAGGTTTCGAACCGCGAGGCGTCCTACCTCCAGACCCTCCAGCCGGCTCTGCTGATCGGTCCCATGCTGCCAGCAGGGGCAGCAACCCCCCTTGAGCCCGTCCTGGTGCGCGATGCTGGGGACGCCTTCGGCCTGTTTGGGGCAGGCTCGATCCTGGCTGACATGGTGGCAGCCTACCGCCGCAACGACACTTACGGCACGATCTGGGCAATCCCCCATGTCGACGCCACGGCGGCGACCGCAGCCAGGCTCGTCATGATCATTGACGGGATTGCCACAGCACCAGGGACGATTGGCGTCTATGTCGCCGGCGACCGCTACCGGGTCACCGTCGCCAATGCTGACACGGCGCTGATCGTGGCAAATAAGCTCGCGGCCGCGATTGCCGCCGATCCCTTTGCCCTGGTCACTGCCGTAGCGATCCAGGACCCTGACACTCTGACCGCAGGGCGGGTTACCCTGACCAGCAAAAACAAGGGTGCTGTGACCAACGACATTAGGGTCGTGCTCAATTATCGCGGCCTGGCTGGAGGGGAGTCGACGCCAGCCGGCCTCGATATCGAGATGGGCGACTCCTCGCTCGACGCCCCCGGAGCTGGCCTGGCGGACCTGTCAGCAGCTATCGCGGCCATGGCGGATGACGAATACGATTTTATCTCGATGCCGTACACCGACAGCGCGGCACTCGATGCCCTGGCCGAGGCCCTGGACGACGTGACCGGGCGGTGGGCCTGGAGCCGCCAGATTTACGGCCATGCCTTCTGTGCCCGGATGGGGACCTTCGCGCAATTGCAGACGTTTGGGGCGACCAGGAACGACCCGCACGTCTCGGTCCTGGGATTTGCTGTCAGCCCCACGGTGAGCTGGCGGCGCGCCGCAGCTCTGTGCGCCCAGGCCGCGACCTCGCTGCGCATCGACCCGGCCAGGCCGCTGCAAACCCTGCCCCTGGTGGGGGCGTTGGCACCGCGCCGAGGCGACCGGCTGGGCATGTCACAGCGCAATACCCTGCTCTACTCGGGGGTTGCCACCGAAATGGAGTCTGGGGGCGCGGTGGCGATCGAACGATGCGTCACAACCTACCAGAAAAACGTATGGAACCAGCCCGACCCCAGCTATCTGGACGTGCAGACCTTGGCGACCCTGACCTATATCGTTCGCTTTCTGCGCATCCGCATCCTCCAGAAATTCCCCAGGCACAAGCTCGCCAATGACGGGACCCCCTTCGGGCTCGGCCAGGCAATCGTCACCCCGCGCATCATCCGCGCCGAGCTGATCGCGGCCTATTCGGAGCTGATCGAGCAAGGGATCTGCGAGAACATGGAGGCGTTTAAGCAGTTCCTTGTCGTCGAGCGCGACCCCAACGACCCGAACCGGGTCAATGTCCTGCTGCCGCCAGACCTGGTGAACCAGCTCAGGATTTTCGCCATGCTGGTGGAATTTCGCCTCAGGTATGCAGCCAGTGCCACTGCTGCGGCAGCCTGACCATGGACCTGCTCATAATCATCATCCTGCTCGTGATCCTGTTCGGGGGCGGGGGCTATTACTACCGCGGCGGCTATCACCAGCAGGGCGGGCCCTACGGCATTGTCCCGATCCTCGTGGTGATCCTGATCGTAATCGTAATCCTGGGATTGCTGGGAGGCCGCTTCGGTTACTACCACGTCGTTTTTTGAGGAGGTCACACCATGCCAGCACGCCGCGTTGCCGGGGTCGCCTACGTCTATGTGGACGGCCAGCAATACCCTCTGAGGGGAAACCTTACTGTCAGCATCGACACCATCGAGCGCGAAGGCATTCCCGGCCAGGACGCCATCCACGGCTACATCGAGCGGCCGCGCGTCCCGTTTATCGAAGGCGATTTTTCCGACTTGAACGGGCTGTCGCTGGTGGCGCTCCAGCGCATGGACGACGTGACCGTGACGGCTGAGCTGGCCAACGGGAAACAATACATCCTGCGCAATAGCTGGACCTCGACCGCGCGCGAATTCAACGCGGCAGACGGCCAGGCAACCGTGCGCTGGGAAGGCATGGCGGGCGAGGAGGTCCTTTAGCAATGGCCACAACCATCGAGCTGCGAACCCCGATCCAGGCGCACGGTGAGGAGCGCAGGGCAATCGAGCTGCGCGACATAACCCCAGCCGACATCAATACGTGCGGCTATCCCTTCAGGGGGGATGGCACAATCGAGACAACCGCGATCAGCGCCTTGATTTCACGTCTGGGCAACATCCCTCCGTCATCGGTCAACCAGCTCACAATCCGGGACTGGAATGCCTGCATGCTGGTGATATTCAGTTTTTTCGGGGACCAGGAGGGGGACAACAACAACGGATCGTCGAACGCGCCTTCGACCTCGCCTTTGTCTGGAAATGGCACCCTCGCACCGCATTAGAACTGACCCTCGACGAGCTGGTTTTTTACGAGAACCAGACGCAACGCATAATGGAGGAGCTGGAGCGCAGCAACCCTGATGGCCGACAAAATTGACATTTCGGCGATTGCCCGCGTCATTGACCAGACCACTGGTCCGATGCGCAAGATCACCGGCAGCATCCAGACTGCCGGCAAGGCCGCGACCACGACCGGGGGCGCGTTTTTCAAACTCAACGCGTTCAAGTTCGGCGGGCTGACTGCCGGCATTCGCGGGGTCGGCCAGTCTCTCGGGGGCCTGTTTTCCCAGGTTACCAGGCTGCTCGGACCCTTGGGCGCGATGGCAGGGATTGCCGGCCTGGGCGGTGCTGTCGCGGGGATGAAAGGCTATATTGAGACTGCCGACAAGTTGGGCAAAACCGCGCGCCGCTTTGGCACCACGGCTGAATACCTCCAGCAGTTCAACTATGTCGCGGAGCGGTCTGGGATCGACGCCTCGGTTGCCCAGGACGCCCTGGGAAAATTCATGAAAACGCTGGGGACGGCGAGCAAGGGTGGCAAGGCGGCAAAGGACCTCATTCCGCTGTTGGGCAAAATGGGCATTTCTATGCAGGAAATAAAAGCCGGTGATTTGGCTTCGATCCTGCCCAAAGTCGCCGCTGGCTTCGCAAAAAACGTCAACCCGGTATTGCGCAATGACGTGGCGCTGAAGCTATTCGGGAAGTCTGGCGGCAAGTTAATCGATATGTTCGCCCAGGGCAAAATCAGCATGGAAGAGCTGATGAAGGAGGCGGTCAAACTCGGGATCATTACCACCGAAGAAACCAAGCTAGCCGAGGCAGCGGCAGACGCCTGGCTCGACTTCACCAAGGCAATGACTGGCGTCAAAAACTCGATCTATGCGGAATTTCTGCCTGCGGTCGAGCCGGCACTGAAGGCAATGAAGGAATGGGTGCTCGCGAATAAAACAGTCATCAAGGAGGAGGTCACCAAATTTGTGACCAAGCTCGGCGAAATCCTCAAGTCGATTAACTGGAAACAAATTTACGAGGGGGTCAAGTCTTTTGGCAAGGGCCTGGATTGGGTCGCAAAGAAGATCGGCGGCTGGGAAAATGTCATGGTCGCCGCGGTTATTTTCATGAACCGCAATTTTGTCCTTGCGGTCGCCAATGTCGTCAAGCATCTGGTGCTGCTCGGTGCCACCATGGCCGCGCAGATTGCCACTGCTGGGGGCTTTACCGGGGCCGCTGCTGCCATCAAGGCGTTTTCGGCCGCCTTCGCGGCAACCCCGATCGGCTTGATTATCGCGCTGGCTGCTGCAATCGGCTTCCTGGGTTATTCGATGTGGGAGGCGCGCGAGGACATTGCGAAAGCCTGGGATGATGCCGGTAAAACGATCGACAAGGGCGCTAAGCTGGTGGCGGCCAATGTCAAGGAAGCGGCCGATGACCTGCCCGACTCCTGGGGCGATGCCTGGGATCGAATGACGGCGACGGCAGGCACGATCTGGAGTGAGCTGTCAGCGAGCGCAAAATCTGGAATGGCTCTGGTCAAGGGCAATATCGCCGATGCCAGTCAGGGGATTGGCGAGGACCTGAGCACAGCTTGGGGAACCGTCAAAACGGCCTGGGGCAACGTGGGCCCCTGGTTCGGGGAGAAGTGGACCGAGGCTAAAGCGGGCTTCGATACTGCAAAAACCTGGCTCGGCACATTTGAGGGGGATTTCATCCCAGGACCGATCAAAACTGCCTGGGCTGACCTCAAGGCATGGTTTGGCAATCTGCTAAGCGGCGTCGTCGGAGTGTTTCAGTGGGCCTGGGGCATCATCGAGCCGATCATCTCGGCAGTCGCTGCCGGGGTCGGCAAAATCACTGGTGCGATCAGCACGGTCGGCGGCCTGGCTGGCGGTGCAATCCAAGGAGTCAAAGATTTCTTCGGCGGCGGCGGTCAGGCTGCCCCTGCTGCTGCCCCTGGGGCTGTTGCTGCCCCTGCGGATGGCGGGTCCCTGCTCCAGGGAGCGAAGCGCGCCGGGGTCGCGGGAGGGGGACAGCAAACCGCCAGGGTCGAGGGTGAAGTCCAGA